ATCCCGGCAACCCCGGAGGTTCTGGTGGCCCCGGTGGAGGTGGGGGTGGTGGCGGAGTATTCTTTGTAAAGTCTGGCGGCAACGGTGGTAACGGTGGTAACGCAGGCGGCCCTTACGGTGGCAGTGGAGGTAATGGTGGTAACGCAGGAGGTGCTGGGAACTCAGGCTCCGCTGGCAGCACTGGCCCAGTTGGAAACTATGGCAACAACGGCAATGGACGCGGCTGGGGAAATAACGGAAACCCCGGTGGTGCAGGAGCTAATGGTAACAACGGAAACGTAGGCTCCAATGGTAACGGTGCTACATCAGGCAACTCAGGAAACAATGGCAACTCTGGCAACGTAGGCAATAACGGTAACGGAGCCAACAGCGGCACAGCAGGAAACGCAGGCAATAATGGTAGCGCAGGCAATCCCGGCTCTACAGGTAACGCAGGCTCCAATGGAAATCCCGGAAGCAACGGGAATGCAGGCGCGGCAACAACCTTCGGCAACTACGCAAACTTCGCAGGCGGATCAGCAGGAACTGGTGGTGCTGGAGGAAATGGTGGTGCGGCGGGGCCAAGAGGTAACGGCGGCAACGGCGGAACCCCGGGCAATCCCGGAAACGCCGGAAACCCCGGAAACAACGGTGTTCGCGGCAATGGAGGTAATGCAGGCAACGCTGGCAATCCGGGCAACTCTGGAAACAATGGTGTTCGCGGAAACGGTGGCGCACGAGGAAACGCAGGCAATCCCGGCAATGCAGGAAGTTCCGGCAACGCTGGCAATAACGGTTCCCGAGGCAATCGCGGAAATGGCGGTGGTGGCGGAGGAGGCGGCAACGGAGGAGCAGGATCAAATTCTGGTATTGCAGCGAGCGGCAACACAGGAAGCCCTGATGGAAACTCCAACAGCTATAACTACGGCAATGGAGGAAATGGCTTTTACCTAAATTCCACTATAAGAGGTGGGGCTGGTGGACGAGGTGGACGCTCCTACTACGGCAATCCCGGAGGTTCAGGCAACTCAGGTTCATCAGGAAATCCCGGCTCTTACGGCAACAACGGTAACGGCAGAAACTATGGCGGGGCAGGGAAANNTCCGGTAACGCTGGATCAAACGGAAACCCCGGCAACAACGGGAATGGCCGAGGCAATGGAAACCCCGGTAATGCTGGAGCAAATGGAAACGCGGGTAATGCAGGCAATGGCGGAGGTTCAGGAAACCCCGGTAATGCCGCACCAAGCAACTGGTCAGGAAAGGCAGGAAACGCAGGCGGCTCCGGTAACGCGGGCGGGACGACGAACTACTCGAACCAAAGTATAACAGTAACTCAGGCACAGCAGGCTATCCCAGTCACTGTGTCATCAGGCACTGTTACCATTACGTTCGAGAGACAATGATATTAAGTAAACCTAAAGTAACCTTTACAACTGAACCCGAGCTTCATGGAATTATCCCTCCACCAAAGCCTGCTCGATCCCATATACCCGACTGGTTCAAGAAGCTAAAAAACTTCCAGAGCGAGGACAAGGACGACTCCGAAGTCTGGCCCAACCGAACCATAAAAAGATGTCCACCCTTCCTTGATGCGATGGTCTCAGGCTACCTCATGGTTACGCCTGCCGAAATAGAAATCGTAGTCAACGAGGACGGCAGCGGCGTGGACTGGAGGACAGACTTTTTTCGTGGCGTAATCGAGCCACATGAAAACTTTCAAATCAAAGGGCATCACGGATTGCCGTCCCCGCCCCTCAAGTTCCTAAACTACTGGCACCTGAAAACGCCACCCGGATGGTCAACACTTTTTGTCCCCCCTCTCAACCGTGAGAACAACATCATCGAGTGTATGAGCGGCATCGTTGAGACAGACAAGTACTTTGAGTATGTGAACTTCCCATCCTTCATAAAGCAGAGAGGGACGACCATATTATTGCCTCGGGGCTATCCTATTGCGCAGGCCATACCTTTTAAGAGAGGTATGGAGAAGACGGCAGAGATACGGGCTATGAACAAAAAAGAGTTGGCGCATCTCCAGAAAACCAGAGATAAACGCTCATCTCATCCAAGCCTATATCGTGAAACTATGTGGGAAAGAAAATGAGTTCTATCAGCTACAGAATCGCTGCATTTGATGCAGAAACAATGGAGTACTTGGTTACTTACCCCGTTGGAGGCTCAACCAAAAAAGTCCTTATTCCTGTTGTAAGGTCTGGCACCTCAGTGGATGCCACTCGCACAAAGCAGGCAATCGAGGTCAAGATACGCGAGCTAGAATCTCCTGAAGAAATTCCATCTGTCCCTGATGATGTCGACGACCTTATTGGCTATTCAGGAGATGCTCAGATCACGACTGGAGTGGTTTGATGTCTGATCGAGACCTTAGAGAAGAGCACGGCGTCCAGCGAAAGAACGACGTATTTACATTAAGTGAATCCTTGGATATGCCAGTGGGGAAAACCTTATGGTATACCGCTGAAGAGCTTTGCACCTTCTTTATTAGAGCGACAAGCATAAAGCATGATGACACTGACCATGTCTATCACTCTCGCTGGCCTTGGTGTTTTGCGACCAACAGCCCTGATGTCCCTTCAGGTGAGCACCTTTGTTACACATCCCACTGTGAGCCAGAGGCTGACATGGCAGAAGTAAGGGCTGCAATGGAGGGGACAGAGACCTTTTTCATCACCCGCTTTGAATTCGACGACGAAAATAAAAAAGTCCACGCCTACATTGATGGATCAACTTATTGGAATCAAACGGATTGGCAGCCAACGAAGTGGGCATATCAGCCCTATGAAAGAGGTTTAGGCTTCGAGGTGCTAAGAGAGGGCGCATCGCTTCATTGCCTAATGCCGCGAGACCTACCTAACGACGAACCAAATTGGAGCCGCCTCGTCCGTCCTGTCCGAGCCGGGGAAACCATCACCATAGAGAAACAAGGAGACTACTGTCTTATCATTCCGATTCATTCAGGCGCTGACATTTCTGGCACTTCGTTTAACGCAAAAGATTTTATCGAGCTACGCTCGCCAGAAGCCACATTCACCGCCCAAGGCGACACCATCGTCGCGCTCGTCTACAAATGATACTGAATCCTGAATACTGGTTGTGGGAAGGAGAGCTTGATCAGGCTCTCTGCGATCTCATCATTGCTTGCGGTAATTCTCAAAAGCTAGAGGACGGTTACGCAGGCGGAGAGATCAACAAGGATATGCGCCGCTCAAAGATTGGCTGGGTTCCACCTATCCACTGGATCAGCGCAATCACAAACATGTACGGCAAGCTGGCCAACGAACAAGCATGGCAATTCGACGCCACTGCTCAAGACGGGGTGCAGTTCACTCGTTACGGTATAGGTGAGCACTACAACCCGCACATGGATACCTTCGCTCTCGCTGACAATATGCGCAAGGTTAGCCTAGTAATTCAACTAAACAAACCCGAAGACTACGAGGGTGGAGAGTTTCACTTTATCAATAACGACGGTGAAGGTGAAACAGTAGAGGGGTTCGACAAGCAAGGCTCAATACTGGCCTTCCCCTCATTCAGAATGCACCAAGTAACTCCAGTAACATCAGGCACGCGGCACAGCATCGTGACTTGGTTTACTGGCCCACAACTAAAGTAGGACGACAGTGAATTAAGGAACAGGCAACAATCACTCATGGACATCAAATCAGAAGAGTTCAAGTTAATTCTTGAAGCAGCAGCGGAGAAGGGGGCAAAGAAAGCCCTTGCCGACGTCGGTCTTTCCGACGAGGAGGCCATACATGATGTCCACGAGTTAAGGGACTTGCTTGATGGGTGGCGTGAAGTAAAAAAGGCCGTTGGCCAGACAGTCGCTAAGTTTCTTACCACGCTTGTTCTGGCCGGGATTGCGGCGGCAATGGCCGTAAATATATACACCACAGGCGAATGAAAGACTTTATTCGCTCAGAAATAATTGAGTGGGCTCAGTCCACGCTATCTTCTCCGCACCCCCAATTTAACGGGCTACCCCCCTGCCCTTATGCGGCCAATGCTTTTGCTCGAGACACAGTAGAAATCAAGATGGGTTTTGGCTGGGGCTACTCAAATATCTTGAGGACATCAAAGAAGTTCCCCAAGGACAAGAGCCTAGTAATCCATGTGGAACTAAGTCCACAGATGAGCGCGATGGAGATGCACGAAGACCTAGACAGACTCAATTCTGAAAAGAAATTTGCTAAAAGAAACCTTTGGTTTATTGGCTTTCACCCGGACGACCCCGAGCCTGAATTTGTAGATGATGATGTCACTGGGTCGCCATTAGTGGACGAACCTTACGCTCTCATATTCATTCAAAGGCTCACAGAGTTGGATGATGCAAGCAAGCAACTAGAGCAAAAGAAGTATTACATCCGTGCTAATCACGAAGAGATTGAGCACCTCCTTAAACGTAGGCAAGCCAGAGAGGAATACGACAATGGCAATGGGACGCAAGAGAGTGACCAAGAACGCTGGAAGCAAGAAGAAAGCCAGCGGTAGCAAAAAGTTTAAACCAGTAATGGGCGGCAGAGGTAGAAGCCGCAAGTAAAAACTCCAAGGTTAATTAAATGTCACGTAAACATGAAACCCTGCATAAGGGACTGGTAACACTCAAAGCCTCTCGCGGATGGACTTACATCGAAGAGGTTATGGAAAAAGAAATCGTCGGTGCGGCTCTTGGAATGGCAAACAATGCAAACATGTCAGTCGAAGAGATGCACTTTCGCCGTGGCTCTATATGGGCCGCTAAACAGCTTCTTGATCTACCGGAGCGACTCCAAGCACATTTGGAAAGCGCCATAGCACTTGAGGCCGCAAACCTACCGGATGAGGATCAACCTTCATTCGATATTTTAACTAAATCCCCGCCAAGGCCGGGAGAGGAATAAAAGATGGCTGAACAACCAATAGACCCAAGTGCAATGATTGATCGAGTGGCATCTCAACAAATGGGTGTCAAACCAGAAATGCCGCAAGGCCAAGAGCAAACCCAACCACCAGTTCCACAGCAGGCCGCAGAGAAAGCGCCTGAAGTACCAACTGACCAAGAGAAAGCTATCGCAGAGGGGTCACCAGAAACTGAAGGTGATCGCATGTCCGCAGAGGCAATCCTCTATGAGATTGACTTTGGTGAAGGTGAAACGCGCAAGCTAAGCCCACATCAAATTTCAGAAACCTTTAAGCGTTATCGTGACGTCAATCATAAGCAAGCGCAGAACGCTAACCTCAACAGAGTTGTTGAAGCGGCGATCAAAAACGGTATTGCAAAAAGCCCTGATGATGCGGCTCGCATGATCTTGAATGCTATAAAAGCCAATCAGTCTAACCCGCAGATGGGTGACGACGATGGCAAGACTAACGTCCAAGCGAAAGCCGACACATCGTTAGATGCTCTAGCCCAATGGGAAGAGGACAACGCTGTTACCCTCCCACCCGGGTTCAGAGAGAACGCTGCCATGATAGAAAAGATGGGCGCTAACATGAGTCAGCTTCAGCAGATGCTGGGACAGGTTCTACAGCAATCCCAAGGCACTGCTGACGCGGCTGCTCGACAAGGTGTTGAAGCGCAGAACATGAAAGGTCAGGCAATCAAACAAGCGATTGCAAATAACCTTGATCGTGCGGCGCAAGCAACTGGTCTGACTGAAGATCAAGCCGAGGACTTCCGCATATTTGCTTACGAGCGCGGATATACCGAGGACGACTTTGTTGATGGTCAATTAACAGCTAAGGTCATGAACGATTACAAGAACTCAGTACAGAGCCCAGAGATGGATCGCTTGAGAGAGATCAACAAGCGCCGCCAAGCATTCACTGGCTCAGTGGTTCAGACCCCAACTTCAGGTGATGCAGGCGGGGAAGCAAACCCTCCAGCTACAACACTTGATCGTCTGGCCGCTCAAGCAATGAATCGACCCGGATAACTCCCCCTTTTGCGCATATAGACGTTTTCTCCCCTACCGCTATTTCCGTCTATATGCGCATTTTTTTTTCAAAACAGGGACGATACGCCCTACCCCTATGCCATAACATTTAATTAATGGGTGCTACGGCTCCTTATAGCAGTAAGAAACATCGAGTACATTCCTATTGGGACGGTAATTCCTCAAAAGGCGAAGTAACTCACCAAACTATTTTCGTAAACTTTTTGCCTATAAGAGGAAACTTATCATGGCTATTCAAGGTGTACGGGGTACTGGAGAGTTCACAAGTGACTTTCGCCCCAAAAACTATCGTGAATTATTCACGTTACTAGAGCCAAACGGTAATGCACCGTTAAACGCTCTGCTTTCTATGGGTTCTTCAGAAGCTACTGATGATCCTGAGTACAAAAACTTTCGTGACGAACTTCCTGATCGTAAGCTCAAAGTGAATGGCGCTGTTGCTTCAACAAGCACAACTGCTATCACTGTAGATGCTTCTGCGGACAACAAGTATGCCGTCAATGGCGCTATCCTTGTTAATGCAACGACTGGCGAAGTAATGCGTGTAACCGCTGACACTACTGCTACAACTCTAGCTGTTGTGCGTAACATCGGTGGCACCTCTCACCAAATCGCAGACAATGCTGAACTGTTTGTAGCTGGCTTCGCGGCGGCTGAAAACGCTGATGTCGGTACGGCTATCACGTTTGATGCAACTGTAGCGTCTAACTACACTCAGATTTTCCGTACTGCATTCGGTGTGTCTAACACGTTGAAGTCTACCTATCTGCGTACTGGCGACAAAGAAGATGAAGCGATGACTAAGGCGCTGAAACTTCACATGAGCGACATTGAGCGCGCTATGCTGTTCGGCATCAAAGCTGAAGAGAATGGTTCCTCTGCCGCACCTCGCCGTTACACTGGTGGTCTTACCACTTCTATCTCAAGCGTTATCGACGTTGCAAGCGACATCGACGGCGACGGCACCATGAACGAAGCTCAGTTCGATGAAGAACTCATCAAGACTGTATTCAAGTATGGTTCACGCGAGAAGATTGCATTTGTTGGTTACAAGGTAGCCGCTCACTTGCAGGAGTTCGGTAAGTCTCGCTGGCGTCCAGAGAGTGTTCAAGGCGCATACGGTGTAAACCTAACTCGCTACAGCACCTTCGCTGGTGACCTAATGGTTCACCTCCACCCGCAGTTCCGTCAGGTTCCGGGCATGGACAACGCGATGATTGTTGTTGACTTCCCATACTTGAAGTACCGCCACCTCGAAGGTCGCGATACTGCTCTGTATGAGAACCGTCAGGGTAACGGTGTAGATGGTTCTATCCACGAGTATCTGACCGAATGTGGTCTGGAGATGCTTCAGGACAAGACTCATTGCTACATCAAGAACTGGTCAAGCAACGCATAAGCGGACGACCAGTCGCTCCTTAAAGCGTAAATTGGGGGTAGTAGGGAAACCTGCTACCCCTTTTTTATGGAGAGTAAAATGGAAAGTAAAGTAAAAGCAAAACCAAAAGCAAAAAAAGTTAAGGCCGAAGTGAAAGCTGAAGCTCCGGCTACACCAAAAGCTCCTGTGCTCGTTACATTTATCTCAAAAGAAGTTGAACCAAGTCAGTTCAGCATTCGTGACAACTACGCATCCCTTATGCCAGATGGACGCCTACTGTGGGAATTCACAGAAGAAGATGCTGTATTTGTTCGCCGTCACCACTTCGTCGCGACAGGACGAGTAATCGAGGCATAACCCAATGGCAGAGACTAGCAACACCAATCCTCATGTAGCTGATAAGAACTCCCCGCTAGAGACGATGGCTATGCAAGCTGTGCGTCGCTTCGGTGACTTCTCACCCGGCACGCTGTCAGGTGATGCTGTCCTCATGTTTATTGAATTTGCAAACATGGTTGTGGACGAGGTTCGTATGCATCCCTACTGGGATGCAACAACTGAACTCAACTATTATGAGCACCTCAGTGAAACCAGACCTATCCCTGACACAATCATGATTGCTGGCTTGCTATATCATTATGCAACTCAGCAGGCATCTGAAAAGTCGCAGCAATACGGCTCATTCTTTATCAGGACTATCAGCCAAGAACTTTGGCGACTGAAGAATGGCAACACGCCAATCCAGATGCGTGTCATGGATAACGGCACCAACAAGCGCAACTATACCGCCAAGTCCACTAGCACCATTAATGGGACAGTGACTTACTGATGGCTACAAAATCTCCATCAGGTGTTCAGACAAAAACCGTTGGCTACGATGGGTTTCAGGGACTCGACGTCTCGAGAGACACAACGTCACTAGACACTGGCAAAAACCAACACCTCTCAACTATAACCAATGCTTTTTGTGATTGGCGGGGACAGATTGTTAGAGACCCCGGTGGAAAATTAGTTAGCGGTGAACACCCTATTGTGGATGTGGACTTCTATTCAGCCACCAATGTTGTTTATGCTGAGCAGGATGGCGCTGGAATTAACCTTGTCAGCGAGGACGATCACAAAAAGATCGGTGCATTTACTTCAGGTTCTGCTATCACGTCCACGATCTTCAACCGTAAGGTTCACTTTTTTAGTGGAGGACAACAGTCTATTTCCTATGACGGGACTAACTACGTCCCCAACGGCAGCCCAGACCTAAACAACTTGCGTCCCGCATTTGCCACCTCAGTCGCCAGACGTCTCTGTGTCGCAGGCGTCTCTGGCCGAGAGACTCAGATATTTCTTTCTCGCGTGGACAACGATGGCATTTTCCCCGGGGACGAACCATTAGACAGCGACAGCGTCCTCCGTGCTGGCATCATTGACGTATCAAACCAGCTTGGCACATCAGAAGTTATTACTGGACTAGCCAAGTTTGAGCAGTCGCGACTTGCTGTATTCACGTCTGACCGAGTATTGATCTACCTGATTGACGCCAACATTGACTTATGGGCGCTCGACGACAAAGCCAGTATTAACGTCGGTTGTGTTAGTCATGCAACGATAACTCGCGCAGGCAGCGACATTTTGTTCTGCTCCCGGTCTGGTGTCCACAGTCTTCGTCGATCCGTGGACAACGGAATTACAATCGAAGGCACCGAGCTATCAGAGAAGATAGACATTCGGTATCGCGAACTGATCGCCAGTGTTGGCTCCATTGAGGACATCAGCGCGGTTTACGACCCAGACATGAGCCAGTACCACATATTCTTTCCACAAAGAGGTGGTGCGCTATCAAAACGATTAACGCTTACCGTTACCCCAGAAGGTAAACCCAAGTGGTCTGAAGGGACATTCTTAAACGCAAGATGCGGCGCATTCCAAGGAGGAAGGCTTGTCTATGGAAGTTCTGGCGGTATCTATGATATTGCAAAAATTGAGGAGGAAACTGACGTCCATCCAGAGATGGTCGTCACAACACCCGTTCTTTGGCATGGCAGCTTTACTGAAACTAAAACGGTCAACTCGCTGATTATTCAGGCAGACGGTTCTGGTGACGCAGTGCTAGAGGTAATTGATGACGTGGGCCGAGTGATCGGAAGTATGGCGTTCGAGATAAGTGACAGCGCGGACGACAACTACTTCCCTGATGTTCCATTATCACGTCAATATGAACGAAAACTAGAGATGCGATACAGGGCGGCCCAATACCGATTGACCGTTAATGGTAAGGGGTTATGCAGAATTATTGGCATTGGCGTGATACTGAGGAAGTAAAATGGCACGGCTTAGACAACAAAACTCACAAAATTATGTTGCATCACAGAACATAAACGCGGAATTCGAGAACGTAATACGTTACCTCAACTCCGCCGAACTGGGTGACAAAACTCTTGGTGAGCTTCTGTCCACTCTATTTACTGCTGACGGTATATGGCAAGGGCCAATAGAACTAAGAAACGATAGTTCAAATGGATTGCAGTACCGTGTAGGCACTTACACATCAACAGATACAGGCTGGCAGAACCTAGTCACCCTTGCTGAATTACGTGGGGCCGCAGGCTCAGTGGTCAGTGAGATCGGTGCTCCCATTCTATACAGCAGGCAAGACACGACGGCTACCAGCAACCAAACGGTATTTAGCTATTCGTTTGATAGTTCGGACGAACTGCTGGTTTATGTGAGCGGTGTACTCAAGGTCGAAGGCGCGTCAGCCGACTATCAAAAGAGTAGCGCAGCGAATACGGTCACCTTTAACTCAGGTCAGTCTGCTGGAGCCGTTGTGACCATCTACAAAATACGAGCAACAGCCATCACTGGCTTTACTCGTTCGGACATTACGACTACGGCAAACCAAACTGTATTCCCATTTGTCCACGATGAGGACACAGTGCTTCAGGTATACAAGAACGGCATCCTTCAGAGATCGGGTGGCGCTAATGACTATGTGTCGAGTTCTGTTACAGATACCGTCACCTTTACCAGTACTGTTGCTTCAGGCAATGTCGTGTCGATCATTACAGTTGAGAGTACCGCAACCAACGTAGTGACTGGCTTAATGACAGAAGCCAACTTCACTGACACAGCGACCGGAAAGATTCTCTACAACAAACTGCAAGTAGCTGATGGAGACATCACCCAAGCAAAAGTCGCTGGCCTTGTTGCTCATGTTGCAACAGCAGCTAAGCTCACGGTTAGCTCGTCCACGCCGTCAACGCCAGCGAGCGGTGACTTGTGGATGGACACTTCGGCTACACCTAACAAGCTCAAGTTCTACACAGGAACCTCATGGTTAGAGACTGCACCAGAAAGCTCGTTGCCAACATTCGGGGCATCGAACGCTGGCCAGTTTGTGAAAGTAAACGCTACAGGAACAGCACTTAGTTACGCCGACATTGATTACACGGCAGTTGTCCCCGTCACCCAAAAGGGTGCAGCTAATGGTGTAGCCACGCTAGACAGCACAGGTCGATTGCCTGCCGCTCAGTTACCTACCGTTCTGGCATCTGACAGCATCTACCAAAAGAATACTGGTGCCAACTCCAATGGGAACACAGCAATCAAACGTATCTACCGCCAGAAGATTCAGGTGGATGCTATCAGCCTGCAATGTGCATCTGGTACTGGAGTAGTACAGCTAACTGTTAATGGTGTAGCAGTAGGCTCAACACATTCGGTGTCCTCTTCTGGCACAGAAACTGTTCTGTCCACACCGCAAGAGATCGACTCAACATCTTCATCAAAACTGATTGGCTTCACTATAACGGGAGCAAGCAGTCTTAATGATTTGGAGGTTACATTAGCTATCAGTATTTTAAGTAGCTAAATGCGATATATACCGACAAGCGAGAGACAAGAGACACTTGCCTCCATCTGTTCAATGAAGTGCAAGTGTCCTGAGTACCCAAAGCCTAACTCATCAATAGGTATTTGGGACTCGAAAGAGAACAGGGTGGTTGGTGGCGTTACTTACACCAACTTCACAGGGCGAGAGATTTGGGCGTCCATTTGGTTGGACGACAAAAAAGCCCTAACCAAAGGAATATTACAGGAGATTTTTGGTTACCCCTTCATTCATTGCGGAGTATTAAGGCTAAGCACGAATACTAGGGCGGGAAACGAAGAATCACTAAAGCTCCAGAAAAAGATGGGCTTCGTTGAAGAAGGAAGGCTCAGAAGGTTTTTTGGAGATGAGCCGCATGAGGACGCAATCCTTATGTCAATGTTGAAAGACGAATGTAGGTGGATAAAACATGGGTAAGAAATCTGGGCCTCCGGCACCTCCGCCGCCGCCTGATTACACAAGGCAGCGAGAGTCGGCAGTAGCCGCCGAGAATGCTGACAGAGCTTCACTGGCGTCTGACTACAATGACCGAATTAAATTATTCAATTCTGCCCTAACAGACTCAGCGTCTGGCATTGGTGGTTTCCGGGACACAGTTAGCGGCCTTGAGCTAGGTGATGATCTTAGCGGTCTAAGTGACATCGAGAAAGAAATCGAAACCTTGAGAGGCAACCTTGAGTCTTTCAATGCTGGTGATGTCTCGTGGATGCAAACCGATCAAGACCAGTCAAAGACCGACCCACAAAACAGGGGTGGAGGCATGACTGGAGCCGGGTTAGATATACCTCGTCCCCCCAGCCCGGATTCTGCTGCTGGACAATTCGCGGCTCCTTTCAATTTTGGTAGTTCCAACTTTGCTATGGGCAGTGAAGGTCTTCCTGTTAGGTCACCCACTTTCATGGCTTTTGGCGGAGGAGGTAGTGGACTTCCCCGCATTAACATGGGTCAGATGGCAGCGCCACCTCCACCTCCAACACTTCAGTATGATGAGTTCGGCTTACCTATTGCACCCGACTTTAATCCGGCGGGAGAGTCTTACGGCGCATCCGTTATGTATGACGTGCCAACTCTGGCAGAGTTAAACACAGGTTTGGCTGACAAATACCTTAGCGACTTATCAAGAATACAATCAAGTATTGACGACCTCCAAGCAAGAGAGGCGGCAGAGCAACGACGCGGCAAGGACTTCTTTACTCAATATATTAATGAAGCCAATCAAGGCGACATCGACATTGAATATGCAGACCTAAACACTGACTTCAGCAGATTCAATGCTGACCTTGCACAAGCAAGAAACGAGATAAATGCTTTTGATAGCCCACTATCTTTCGAGCAGAAGGCAACAGCATTAGCTGAGCTTGATAACCTTGAGGAGCTAATAAATTCTCGAATTGCAGATCAAACTAACGAGCAAACAAGGATCGACCAGTTCTTCACTGGCATCCCAGATGACCCGTCCACACCCGATGTGGACGAGAGCACTGGAGGTCTCCGTGGACAGATAGGCGATCTTCAAACGACGTTTGATGATCTTGGCATAGCGGACATAGAAGACCCTACCGAACTACGAAACAAAATCCGTGAACTTGAAAACCAACTAACAGGTTTTGATAGCGAACTCGATTACAACATTAGCTCTGACCTTCAAGACTTGTACGCCCTAGAGGATTCCCTTTATGGGCTACAAAGAGAAAGGCAGGCTGAAGAAAATCGTCTCGCCGACCTCGGTACTGCGGCTAGATCAAGAGCAGATGCAATAGCTCGTGCGGCCAGCCGATCAGGTTCAACCGACCTTTATGCTATCCAAGACCTTGAGGATCAGATCGCGGCATTAGAAAGCGATATGGGTAATGTCAGGACTGACCTCTCCTTTGATTCATCGGGGCAGCAGGCTACTCTCGATGAAGCAAAAGATGTCCTTGCTGGTCTTATTGGTGAGCGAGATGCCGCGCTACTAGCTGAAAGCGGAGAGCTTGAAGA